ATAGGAATTGCCGTTCACGGTTACATTATGAGTACTCCACCGTTCGACGTCGCCCGACTTGAGCGTACAATCAAACAAGAATAGTGGTGTACCCGGGACTTCTAGTTCCTTCAGGCTGCTAATAGTCGCCATTCCCCACTACCTTCCTTTTGATCGCCTTCGCCGGCCGTTTGCGCATATCAGCCCGAAACCAAATTGCTCACCAGGCCAATGGCGCAGGAATTCTGGTTAGACGCATTAGTAGTCTGTGTAAGTGAGTCTGAGTCGAATCGAGTACTTGGGTAGACACCGGCCTGATCGGTAGTCTTCTTGTAGTAACCGGCTGCAGGTTGAGGCTCGACCTGGGCTCCGAACACCACGATGCTGACGCCGGCAGGCAATTGCAAGCCAAAACTGATGCCGTCCTCCTGCAAAGAAAGGCTATCCGCAATTACGGCTCTGGTCCAGGAAGCAGCGACCGGGAACTGGGTGAGCGACTCCTGCCCTGTTGCGGAGAATAGGATCTGAACCGTCGTAGGCGCGTTCGCGCGAAGATAGACGCTGTAACAGTATTGGAACCAGCTCGCAGCGGCGATGCTCTGAACGACGCGCTGCGTTGTTTGTGCGGTGTTGGTGAGCTGCACTGCACCAGTTCCGCCGAGAGGATCCGCTATTGCTGTGGAAACCTGCAACAACGGATCGACTGTCCAAACCGGTTTGGTCCAGTCTTCGCTCCAATTCAGCAGATTGTCCATCGGATCAAGAAATGTAAACGTGGTGAGCTTACCTTCCGCCGCCTCGAACAATTGCTCCAACGACGTCCATTCGGCGTCCGTTAAATTTGAATACTGAAGCTGCCAACCAACAACGGCTGAGCCCGGATCGCTCATCCGAATGCTGTCTCCGGAAGGAAGAGTGTTAGTAATCGTTCGCAACGTCGTCCGCCGGTTGATCGGATATTGGGATACGACACCACTGCTGAGCTGCGGATAGTAAAGCATTCAGCCTCGGTTCTCTGTAACAGTCAGCGTCGTCTTTCCCTGCTCCGCGCTGCTCAACACTTCTGCCATCTCGTCCCCGTCCAGGCTACAATTCGGATACACAGTGCCGTCCCATGGGTCGGTGAAGCTAAAACTTTCTGCCGCACCGCTCTCGGTCCGGAAAAACTCGCGGACGACGTGCAACTCGGTTTCATCCAGTAAGTCAAGCTGGACAATCCACCGCTTCAGTGGCGCTTGATAGCCCCGATACCGTTGCTCAGATCCGTCTATGAACCGCACAACGTCCGTCGAGAATTCGGTCGCTCTTTGTGCCGGATACTGAACAGTGGCGCCCGTCTTGAGAGTGGGAAAGTTACTCATGTTATAAGTCCCCGATGACGTCACTCAGGGAATGTGAATTGAGTAGCGCGGATTTTACAGCGTTGGCGATGTCATCGCTGTGGTCCAGGAACGACTGGCTGTCCATCGCATTCACTTGAACTGTGACTTGAGGCGCCGAATTCGCTGACTGAGCTCGTGGTTGGCCGTTTTGCCCGGAGTCGACGGGCGTAACTTGCCCGGTTCCCGTAATTCCGGCTTGATAATTGACCGCTGGCGGTAGCATAAAAGGCGTTGGTGCGGTCAAGCTTTCTGTGCTGCTGCCACCGAACAAGCTCATTAGCCCACTGATAATTGGAGATAAGCCCGATCCGAGAATGCTGGACGCGATTCCGCCCAAGGTTCCTCCAACTGAACCTCCGCTCCCTTTTGTGGACGTGTTCTGCCCCAACGCCTGCGTATTGTCTTGCATCGCGGTGATCTGTGATCGCTGAATCGATGTCAGATTCCCGATCTGGTTCGTGAGGGTGGAGAGCCCATCGTTGACATCCTGGAATGATCCCTGCATGGCGCCAGATAAGGCGGCCGCCGGGGACCCACTCGAATCACCTGCGCTAGATGTCCCGCTGCCCCCAGCCACGGAAGTCGCAGCCAGTTCTTGCAGCACCTCACTTGGAGAGCGGCTGGAGACAATGCTCGACGGCAAAAGGCTCTTCAAATCACCTCGACGCATCGTCCTTCTCCAATCTCAGTTCGTTCTCCAAGACAAAGATTGCCTCCACTACACGTGCCGGCAGCCCGTACATATCACTTGCTCCAATAAGTTTCCAGGCGTGGAATTCTTCCAGCAGTGCGATGCTTTCAGGCGTGACGTATGAAGTTGGGCAACTACTCGCCGCAATCTTTCCTCGCGCCCAAACCACTTCCGGACCGCCGGACTCGGGCTCTCCCAGCCATCCACATCGACGTTTCTTCTCCAAGCCACTCTTACGGCAGGTGTCGCATTTCCACGCGGCTTGATTGGCAAACTGGAAATGGAATGCGACAATCAGTTTTTTCTTTCGCCTTCACTGAGCCCGCACTGCTCCTTGATGGCGCTCACGATTTCCTTGGTCAATTCGTCAGGGCCTCGTTCCAGGAGCCTCTCCGCCGTGGCGGCTTCGCCATCAATCGTTAAGCCGGCGATGCTCACCAGTCCCCACGATAAATACATCGCGTCAACCTCTTGAGCCAGAATGCTCCCTTCGATCTTCTCCTGTAACTGACTCCCGGCTTCCAAGAACTCTGCCTTCCTGCTGATTTCGCGAGCCCGCCTGCTCAATTCCATTCGGCGTCCGAATGAGATGCGATTGATGACGAACGTTACTGCCGGCATCGCCTTCGAGCGAACCATTACCACGCTCTCGTAAGAGTCCCGTGCGCGCACTCCGCTCGCGTGCAGGCTCACACGCTCTGTCCTACCCGAACGCGACAAAAAGTTCATCGTCCACGCTCCCTTGTGCCCGGCAATTCTGAAATTGCCACTGCTGCCGCGTTTCTGCGTCGCTAAACTCGGGCACCTCCGGAATTACACTCTTCATGTATATGCCGAACAGTTGCCCTTGCTGCTGGCCAAGCTGAATCATCACGCTGATCGGCGATTTCTGCCGCGCTGCTTGGTATAGTGCCTGCGTCGCCGCGTTGTCCTGTTGGTACAGGCTGAAGTCGAGAGTCACCTCACGCAGTCCAGGTGAAATCGCGGATGGCAATAACGTCCCAAATTCGCGCTCTCGGAGATCGACATTATTGTTGAATGTAATCTGGGCAGACGTGAGAGTAAAGAACTGGTTCGGCAGGCTCCCCAGCCACACTTGCCCTAAGTGACCGGGGATAATCGAATAATTCTGAGGTGCCACCGTGGGCTCCGCGGGAAAAGCCGTAAGTCCTGATTGACCACTTGTGAAACTCGCGGTATCCAGCACATCTTGAGCTTGTCCAGAGATGTCAAACTCGTGAAAATCGCCGTTGACCTTCACCGTCAGCTTGTCTAGCGCTGCCCCGGACAGAATGCGCTGGACGGCGGTTCCGGGACTCCAGTAATCGTAGATCGTGACACTGTTGAGCACCTCGGCCGGCTGATAGACAACAGTCGGGCCCGTGGAGGAACTGGTAGCCGGCGGCGTTGTAAAGGGTGCCTGCAATTGCACCGTAAAGTTGTCCACAATCGCGGAAACAAAGCGTATCTCGCCGCCGCTCGTTACTGCTTGTCCCGGAGATAACCCGTGCGCGGCCGCGAACGCCACCTGCGACGAGCTCGGCAGTCCTGCCACCGTTCCCCCTCCGGAAAGCGCCGCCGTGCTGCCCAAACACGCTTGAAATAGTGGCCCGTGGCCCGGGAGTGCCGCCTGATTGGCCCAGTTCGACATGTAGCTTTTCAGCTCAAAGGTGGTGTTGCGGCGCAGACCGCTTGGGTTTCCCACAAAGGTTCTGGATCCGGTCTTATCCTTGCGCTGGATCTTCTCGGTCTGTTGTTTGATACTCAGCTGCACCGCCGGAATTCGATTTACTGCCGTCACTGCCGCCGCAGTCCCATAGTTCTGCTCCAGCGCAACGTAGTAACGATTGTCATTCGATAGAATGTACGACATATATGATGTGTCTTTCGTTAACCCTAGAACGCTCGGTCATGCTTGCCGGTGAGGAACCTCGTTCGGCTCTCAATCCGCGGAGTCTGCACTGATATCCAAAACAAAAGACACCTTCGCGATCTGTATGAAGTTACGCCCACCCTGCTTCACGCCGCCAAACGCGACCTCATATTTGCCGCCGTAGAAGACACCGTCCCCCCAATCGCCGCGATTGCTGTCCAGCACCTGTGTAATTGCGTCAACGTACAATTGAGTCTGTGTCCCCATGTCTTCCAAACGATCTTGCGAAATCCGTGCCTCGATCACCATATCCGCGTCTCCCGAAAACGTCCGAAACTTCTCTCGCAGTACGTTGGCGATCTTGTTGCAATAGACACAAACAATTGGATACTTAATAACTGTGCTGTGCTCCGCTAGTTCTGGCGGAACATTCTGAGCAATGAGCTGCTGCGACGCAACCGCCGGCAAGGCGATGCTCTGCTCAGCAGCAAGCGCAGCCACTGTGTCGGGAACACCTCCGCTCGCCAGAAGAATCCCCATCAGTTTATTGGTGCTTAAGGTACCGATCTGCAGCACGCTAGCCCCTTTCAATCAGCCGGTGATCTACCAGAAACCACGTTGGCTGTTGACCCTTGCTCGGAGGGGCCCCAGCTTGGAGCGCCGTCGTCAGCGTCCACGTGTTGCCGATCGCGATCGGGCTGCTATTCTGCAAACTCGTCGCCTCGGGCGCCTCCCCAACATACGCATTCCACCCTGTCGCATTCGCCGGCGGATTCACTGCGGCCACAACCAACTGCTGCCCAGTGGATGTTGTTAGCTGGGCAACCTCGCTGGCGCTTCCGAATTGCCCTGTCTGATTCACCCATGCAACAGCCACATAGTAAGTGGCTGCGGACCCAGTTCCGGGGACGGTAGTCAACACCGGAATCGCCGCCCTCGCAATAGGGCCAGAGACCAATCCAACCCCGACCTGAAAGTAAGCCTCACCACTTGCCTTGGCAAGTTGCTCATACTCGTTCCACTTTCCCTTATATCGATCGTTCAGTTGATTGTTGTATGCGTCTCGATAGACCAGGGCCAGAGTCTTAAGGGCATGCCATCGTCGTAGAGGGTCGGTGACAACCACGTCATCAACTCCGATTGTCCGCCCGTAAGTAACGGTCCAAAGGAAATCCGGCTGACGATACCGCCGCCGCAGGAACAGTATTAGCTCCGTCGCCATCTCACCTTGTGCCAGTGCGCTCTTTCCGGCCAGATCTATCTGCTCAGTATTGGCAACCGTGAGAATGCCGTTCTCATAATTCTGAAGGTCTATCGCTTCGTTGATTGGTCCATCCGTGAACAAGGCCATGGCTCACCCAAACCCTCAGCGCTTCTCCGGCCGAGAGGCACTCTTGATGGCTCGAAAGTCGGCCTCGGATACAACGTTCACTTGGATTTTCTGTGTCGCTGCTCGCTGTTCCGCTTCTTGCCGTGCCTGTTCCACCGTGGCACGGTGCTCTGAGGCCTCTTCGGCGCTGGCGAGACGCGCCCGACCTTCCACGATCAGCTTCGCAGCTATGCCTCTAGGTACCTCGGATTTCTGTCCTGCCCGGCCGCCATCGGGTGTCTCGTTACTGACCACCAACACATGTGGATCGGTAATTTCCTGCTCGATCTTCCGCAGTTTCTGATAGAACAGTCGTAAATCCATGTTTCTCCCTTGGGGTGGCGCAGGCGCTTTCGCCTGCGCATTGGTTTGCATCGGGCTCCTGTCGTGCGCCGGTTAGCTGTCCACTTGCACGCCGAAACCATTCCGAAGCACTGCACATCCATACAACACGTCCACGGTGAACTGCTGCGCCAGGGTGTTCGGCTGATAGCTCATCACCACACGTAGTCCGAAATTCCCCATTTCCGCGTATTCGGCGATGGCTCCAGTTCCGGGCAACGGCTGAGGCAATCTGCGGATTACGAGGCCGATCCCATCCCGTGCGAAGGCAATGTTGTGAGTAGTTACTGGAGCGCTGCCAGTCTTGGACACTAACTGCGACCGGAAAATGAAGAAGTCCTTCAACTTGCCGACTGCGCCATCTACTAGTGCCCGAAGTCCGGCTTCGCCAGCCGTGTAATATTCGCTGAATCGTGGAATTTGCCTCAACGCCGAGTAAGTCACGGGATCAACAATCAGATACTTCCCGGCGCTGGCCGGCACCAGGCCCTGGAACAGCGAGGTCTCAGCCTGGTCTATCACCGCCTCAGTGATAGCCATCCCCGGCAGGCCTACCACGGTGTTCGCTGTGAATTGCGAGTAGAGGCCCAAAAGATCGGACTCGATTCGCTCAGCTAAGGCCACTACCGCCGGCTGCATGTACAGTTTCAAAAGATCCGGTACCGCGAGCACTTTCGTCACGTCCGGAATCAGAAAGGTCGCCTCCGCGTGGGTATTCAACACGATCTGTGCGTTTCCTAGGCTCGGGTTCTGAGTCTGAACCGTACCCCCCTCCGCGATGTTGTTAGCCACCAGAACTGGGGGAATCGGAACGTTTACCGTGTCCCCGGAATTCGCCAACGTCGGTTCGTAATCCCGGTTGACTAAGTTACCCATCACCAGATTGGCGACAAGCGCTGGTAATGCGTCCACTGCAACCAATTTGACAATCGCACTCGAGACATTTGCTGATGTAATTGCTGGCATCTTTTCTTCCTTTTCTTGTTGCGTTCATTCAGTTGCCCGGAGTTGCTCGTCTTTCGGACTGCTCCCCCAGCGCCTATCAAAGACCTCGCATCGCCTGGCTTGCCAC